TGAAAATCGAAAATAAATTCTTCGATTGTTTTCAGTAACTTAAGCAATTCCGGATGTGTTGACAAAATGTCCGGCTGATAATCTTAAGTCAGGAGAGAAGTTGCGCAGCCCCGCGGTGATCCCGCGAGGCTCTTTTTATTTAAGAACGCGCCGGCGGCCGTTTGGCTGCCGTCTTTTTTATTTCTCCGGTTGGCAATCCAGCCGACCGGACTTTTATTGGAGATACCGGCGGCGAAGAAAAAGACTGCCGGGTCCCGGGAGCTATTCAATGGAACAGACCGAACAGGAAGAACAGATCGAACAAGGGTACGATCACTGCCGGAAGTGCAAGCAGTGGAGCTTGGTGAAGGAGCGAGTACGAATCAAGAATCTCTTGGCAAAGGCCATAACCAAGATTGAGGACGAATTCGAGGGAGGCAATTTTAAACCAACGTTAGGGGACTATCTGAAGCTGGTCGCACTGGAAAAAGACGTGGACCAGGACGACGTTAAGGAGATCAAGGTCACATGGGTCGGACCGAAACCGAAATCCGAGAAGTCCGAATAAACTACGATCCGTTGCCATCGCAACAGACGTTTCACGAATGCGGCACGCGGTTCAAGGGGTTTTCGGGGCCGGTGGGCAGCGGGAAAAGCATGGCGCTCTGCCAGGAGGCGATCCGGCTGTGTTACCTGAATCCGGGGCGGACGGGACTCCTCGGCGCACCTACTTATCCGATGTTACGGGAAGCCACGATGGCTACCTTGTTAGAGATTTTGGACCGGAACAAGATCCGGTACGAGCACAACAAGGCGGAAAATACTCTGGTGCTGGTGGATAGCGGTTCCAAAATCGTTTTCCGCCCAGTGGACGATTATGAACGGCTGCGCGGGACGAATCTGGCGTGGTTCGGGCTGGACGAACTGACTTACTGCTCCGAAGAGGCGTGGTTACGGCTCGAGGCGAGGTTGCGGGACCCACTGGCGACGTACTTGTGCGGCTTCGCCGTGTGGACCCCCAAAGGATACGACTGGGTTTACCGCAAATTCATCAAACACCCGGCACCGGGGCACGAAACGGTCCTGGCGCAGCCGAAAGAGAATCGCTTCGTGCTCGCGAAGAACCCGGAGTATTACGAGCACCTGAAGAACACGTACGACGAGAAGTTCTATGCCCAGGAAGTATTGGGCGAGTATCTCAGCATGGCCGGGGGCCGGGTGTATTGGGCTTTCGACCAAAAGGAGCACGTAGGGGCAGTGAGTCTTAATCCTGGCCTGGATGTTCTCTGGGCACTCGACTTCAACGTAGAACCGATGAGCTCGGTGATCGTGCAGGTCGGGGACGACGGGACAGTCCGGGTGCTGGATGAGATTGTCTTGCACAACGCCACGACCTATTCCGCCTGCGAAGCATTTTGGGAGCGTTATCCCAGGACGAGAGGCGAAGTGCAGATCTATGGAGATGCATCCGGATTCCAGCGGCAGACTTCAGGATTCACGGACTACCAAATGGTGGAGAAGTGGTTTCGAGAGAACACGCACGTGGGAGTGAGCAACCACTCTCCGAAATCGAACCCGACGGTGAAGGATCGGGTAAATCTGACGAACGCAATGCTGAAATCGGCGGGAGGAGAGGTACTGATTCGGATCGATCCGAAGTGCAAGGAGTTGATCACGGATTTCGAGGAGGTCTGCTTCAAAGAGCAGACCACGGAAGTCGACAAGGACCGCGACCGCAAACGAACACACACGTCGGATGCGCTCGGATACCTGCTGTGGCAGGTGAACGAAGCGCGAAAGTTGGTCGGCCCACAGGGGAGGCGAGTGGTTTAAATGACGAACATCAACCGCGAACATCCGGAATACATCGCTCGCAAGGCGATGTGGCGGCAATATCAGGACCTGTACTCGGGAGGCGAACGGCTGCGAGCCAACGCCGCCGAGTACCTTGTGCGGCGTCACAGGGAGCCCGGCGAGGTTTACGGGGAACGGCTGAGCCGGGTCTTTTACGAGAATTACGCCGGGTCGATTATTGACTGGTACGCGGCGACGCTCATGCGGCGGGAGCCGGTTATGCTGTTCGAGGGCGGCGATGCGGCAGCGCGGGGTTTCTACAGCCTGCTGTCGGAGGATTGCGACCTCAAGGGTACCAATCTGAGCGAGTTCTTCCGGCAGCGGTTCGTGCAGATGCTGGTGGGCGGCGCGAGCTATGTGGTGGTCGACTTTCCGCGGGGCGGCACGGCGGCCCTGACGCGCGCGGAGGAAGACGCGTCGGGGCGATCGCGGGCCTACCTGGTGGACTACTCAGCGGAGGAGGTCATCAACTGGAGCTACGACCGGACCGGCGGCCTGGATTGGGCCGTGATCCGAACCTCCTGCTTACAGCAGTCGCGGGCGGTGGACAGCGAGTGGGAGAGGGAGACGCGGTGGATTTATTACGACCGCGAGAACTTTCGTATGTATCGCAAGGGTGGGGAGGGCAGTCCGATCGAGCAGATGGACGAGGGCCGGCACGGCTTGGCAACGCTGCACCGGGTCCCCCTGTTCGAAATGAAGATAACGGAAGGGCTGTGGCTGATGAACAAAGCAGCCCTGTTGCAACTGGAACATTTTAATAAATCCAATGCTCTGTCGTGGGCGCTGACGATGGGGCTATTCGCGACGCCGGTGGTTTACTCGGATCGCGAATGGAACCAGATCGTGGGCGAATCCTACTACATCCAACTGGGTCCCGAGGACCGGTTCGGGTGGACGGAGCCGGAAGGCAAGGTTTATCAGATAGCCGCCGACAACCTCATCCGGTTAAAGGACGAAATCTATCGGGTGTGCTATCTGATGAGCCAGGCTGGAGGAGCCGACCTGCGCCAGTCGGGTTTGAGCAAGCAGCGCGACTTCAGCATCACTCATGAAGTACTGCGGGCTTATGGCGATGCGGTGAAGGAGACGATCCGGCAGGTTCTCCGGGCAATCGCGGCGGCCCGGCAGGACGGGATTTCGATCGAGATTTCCGGACTGGACCAGTTCGACATCGAAGATTTCGGCGCCGAACTGGATGAAGCAAAGAAGCTGCTGGAACTGGGGATTGGATCGGACACGCTGAAGCGGCAGGTCTTCAAAAAACTGGCATTGAAGTACCTGAGCGATGCACGCCAGGAGATCAAGAACCAGGTTGCGGAGGAGATCGACCGCGCGTCGGAGCGCTGAAAGGCAGGGGCCGGGAGCCAGGTTACGCGGACTGGAGGATGGAGGCGCACTAGCGCGCTCTCTTCTTTCCATTTCGTTCAGCCACTGTTTCGCGGCTCAGATCAGCCTCTTAGTACGCGCCTGTCACCAAAGTCATTCGGGACAGCAGATTACAAGGAAGGAGAAGCATGGAAGGTATCGACATTCAAGCCATCGTAAAGCAGGCGATCCAGGAATACAGCGAACCGGGCCACAAGGCCGAACTCCTGGAGGAGCGGAAACGTCGCGAAGCCCTGGAGCGCCGGCTGAACGAACTGGTAGAGGAGAACAAGCGAAACCAGCACAAAGCAGCGGAGGCTGAGCGCAGCTCGGCGGTCCGGGCCGAATTGCAACGGCTAGGAGTCGCGAAGATCGACCTCGCATTCAAGGCAGTACAGGATGGAGTCGTCAGGACCGAGGACGGGCGGTTAGTCGCCCGCACCGAGACCGGCGAGCTGCCATTGAGGGATTATCTCGGCGCGTTCGTCGCGGAGAATCCCGAGTTTCTGCCGGCGCGGATTGCCGGCGGGAGCGGGATGACCGCGAATCTCAAGGCCCCTGGCACGGGCCGTGAGACGGTGGACCTGGAACGGATCCGGCCGGGTATGAGCGCGGAAGAGATGCAGCGGGTACGGGAAGAGATCGTGCGCGTGGCATCGCAGACCCTTCGGGGATTCTAAGTCAGACTCAGTCAGACTGTAACAACGAATAAGGAGATTTACATTGTCAGCGATTACTTCATCTAATGTCGCCAACGCTATCGTGAAGCTCGTGGCGGCCGACGCACTGCCGGTACTGACCGGCAACCTGGTGATGGGCAACCTGGTGAACCGCGACTACGAGCCCGTGCTGGCGCAGGCCGGCGACACCGTCAACGTGCCGATTCCGCCGGTGATGCAGGCGAACAACATTCTGGAAGGCGGCACCGTGCAGACGCAAAACCCGAACTTGGGCAACGCAGCGATCGTGCTGAACACGCACGCCGAGGCTACCTTCCAGATTCCGGATGTGACCAAAGTGCTGGCGGTTCCAGACCTGCTGAAGATTTACATGGAGCCGGCGGTGGCCGCAATCGCGCAGAAGATCGAGAGCGACTTGTTGAACCTATATGCCGGATTCACGGCGAATGCGGCCGTGGGCACAGCGGGGGTTGG